CAGGAAGGTTTTGTTCCTTCAGCAGAGCCACTATACAAATTGTATAGAAGTACATTGACTCTACAGGGAAACAAAGAGCACTCCCCATCGATGCAAACTTCTTCAACGGTCCTATAACGGTACCGTCTGGAAGAATTGCACGGCTCGACCGACACGCGTTAACAGCATCCCGAAGATCATGGCTGCAGTCAAACATCCTCATAGCTAGTTCGTGTAAAACACTGTCACTAGCATCTGAGAGGTCTAATGTCGCCATGAGACCGTCTTTCGACGCACTCATCGCCAAGTCCCTATTAACCTGCTGATTCGTAAAATTTACGTGACCAGCAGAGAAATAGGATGATTCGATGGTTTCATAGAGAAACTCACGAATCGCCTGTTGCGCATATTGCATGCACGTAGGTTCAATGGCAATGATTCTGGGTCCTTTTTGGGTCTTTGGAACAGGAGTCACCCTTACGGGTAACTCCTGTTCCTCAGAAACGATCGTTACGTTCTCGAACTCCTGTTCCCCGTACGCGCTTAATGAATAAGCCGTGTCGAGGAGTGGGAAGAAGGGTTCTAATCGATCGTACCAGTACTGCCATACATATTTACGGTTTCCCGCAATATGTTCAGCAGTTGCTCCAGGTCCATGTCTGGGAATAACCAAGGCAGCACTAAAGCTACCGCAGCAACCCCAGAGGTGAGAAGCAACGCTAACAAAATCGTTAACGTCACAATCCCGGAGTCTGATCCCGCCAAGTTCGTGTTCAACGGACTTGAATCGGTCGAGGGCGGACTGGACCCTTTCGGGGGTGCAGTCTTTTTCAAGCTTTTTGAGAGCATAAGCACATTGGCGAATGCCCACAATAGCCTGAATACTAATTTGCCTATCGACATCATCTAATCTCCTTCCTGTATCCCGGTCGAACACCTGACTGAGCATACCTTGCATAAACGCAGGGATTGCTCCGTTCTTCTTGAAGCTTTTGAAGAGCGTTGAGTCAACATAGCCTTGGTTTAGGGCCTGTTCTAGGTCCTTTCCATAGCTAGGGAGGGTTATCGTCAGAAATGACAACCCTTCGCGTTCGACCCGTGATCTCATCGTCACGAGATCACGTAAAACGGACGAAGTGGCAGCACACCTGATGCCGGCGTCTCGAAAGACGCAGGTCATCAACTCTATTTGGTCACTTTCGTAGCTTTTCATGTGTCCCCCTACTGGAGGTACGCATCTAGCCACGACAGTCTCATCCCCTATATGGGGATGCAAACCAACACCCTCTCACAGTTTGTATGAGAGACGAAGATGCACTACCACAGCGTTGTTAATGCTGTGATGTTAGCACCTTCCCGAAATTCGTTGCATCGAGCCAGGTTTTGAAGCCTGTCAAGATCAACTGAATGTCGGCATCAGCGAACGCGCCATTGGCGGGTTCGTCGACGACGATGTAGATGCCGAGGCTCTGATAGGCGTTAATCGCCGTCAGAGGATCGGCCGCAACGACTTTTTTGTCGATGCGAACCATGCGCCGCACCCGGTTTCCGGATGCCTGGTGAGAGACCGTAAAACGGTAAATCTCATCAGGGGTCAGATAGACCGACTTCGTGGCGTCTGCGCTCACAAGAGCGCAGACTTGTGCTACAGCGTTGATGGTGATGGTTTGGGGATCTGAGAGTGCCATGGTTGACCTCCTAAAGTCATGGGAGTGTTAAACTGTGGACCAAAGCCGAGGGTTCCCTTCTTCCTCGACAATTTACAGGTCCAGAGCTGTGCTTAACGGCGGCGACTCTCAATATTCAATCGAGAGAAGCCTAATGCCGCTAAGATAGACCATTGCCATGTCGAAAATTCCGGCATGGTAATAGAGAAACCAAATTGACTCGCCTGCACACGCGTCTTGGCAACAACGCCGCGACGCCAACGAAGACCAGAGACTTCCGTCCCTCCGCACTTAATGTACGAATCATTGATAACTTCCTCAGTGATGGTCTTCATAATGTATGCATACTTGGCCGTGAGATTGTCATCCTGGCTAGCAGTATAGTTGTCGATATTATCGCCAACATTGCCAAACCAATCAGCCATCCACGACCAGGGAGTGAGGTTGTACACCAGCGAAGGCGTAATTCTGAGTCCGAACATGCGCGTATAATTCAATGCGCGCTCAAGAGCGAAGTTATTGCTCTCAAAGCTCGGAACCCAGTACCTAAAACACGCCGAAAACCACGTTTGATACTTTATAGTACGTATCATAGTGCTTTTAACGTGTCCGCTGTATGGATTGATCAAGTTATTGTAGAGGGAAAATGGTTGCACGTATATAGTATCCCAACCAGGGATACCATTGCTCGTGACCACCTCTACGTCGCCTGATCCAGCCATTGTACTTCCTAAGACGCCCCGCCGTCGTATGTCCTTCCCATTATCACGTATGCATTGCTGCAGACGTTGATCGACGCTCCTGAATTTCGTCAGGAACTTCGTGAGATCGGATACAAACGGTGCCCAGCCAAACTGAGCATTCAACCAGTGGTTCGACATAGTCTTGCTCATCACCTTTTGGTGACGCATAGACGTGCCAAACACGTCAAGAAATTGACGTGAGAACATACTGGCTGAAGTACGTAGCATTGGGAGAGTTTCGCGGATTTCTCCAACGAACTGACCCATATCAGCAACGTACAGCTTCGGCCTGAATCTTTTCCAGGCCTGGACGCCTTCTGCTGTACTGGCTAAACCGAAGCCACCGGAATATCTCCCGGTGTCTCCCATACCAGTAAGATCGGCGGTACTAATGCCGGGATACTGATGTTGCGAGTAAGGTACAAAACCACCATCATAAGTGGTCTTTGAGTACCCATCCTCGCATGCATAGTGCCCGACGCCCCGCACGAACCCTTCATCGCTTGCTTCCAGAGAGGAAAAATCCCCGCCAAGGTCGTCAGCATAACGACGTTTAGATCTTGTGATCTTCGCGCCGCGCTTAACGAACTCTTTGTGGATATTATCCCACGTGACCTTGTAAAAGCCGTTGTTGGGCGAAGCCATGATGGGTGCGTCTATTACATAAGACCCACTCATCTTGGACCAAACCTTTTGACGGCCAATTTCAACTTGATTAGAGTTGAAACCGGGGCCACTTGTTCTCTTTCGGCTCACAGCAATAGCAGGCATACAGCAAATCTCCTTTCGTCAATTT